CTCTTGAAAAAACTGAATGGCGTCATCTACCAAGTCATCAATTTGCTCATCAGCAACGTTGATTTCAAGAACAGGATATCCAAGTTGTCTTTTGCAGTAGTCTATCAGCTCCTGCCTAGTAGATGGTTGTGCCATTTACACATTACTCCTTATATTGATATTTAGTCTTGTTTTCTTGCCAGGTCTAGCAAAAGAGACTTAATTTCATTCAAATCATTCTTGATATCATTTACATCAGTTTCAAGCTGCTCAACTCTTTTTGATTTTGATGCGTTTTTCTTTTTTGCTTTCATATATTCATCATATTCAGACTTACTGGTATTGATGATTGCACCAGTACTAGGATCCCTGACTAAACTCAGGGAATCCTTTACTTTTACGTATTCTTTCATAATTATGCAAGGGCAATAACTCTAAGGTCTCTAAGTGATGGTGGATATGCTTGACTTGTAGATGTCAGAACAAGTTTGACTCTAAAGTGCTTGAATGAGGGAAGATCATCTCTTGTAAAGGTGAAATCTTGGAAAGCATCCTCCTCTCCATCTTTAACCAATTCAATAAATTTATCAGGTCTTCCACTTGAATCCTCACGGCGGATAATCTGACCTCTATCATTCAAGTTATCATATCCTGGGAAAGGAACAAAGATTGGATCAAATCCACCGTCATTACCAATGGCATAGAACGCTCTAATATCAGTATAAGCATTCTGATGTGCGCCAGTAATAATTTTTAAAGAGGTTGCCGCATTTTCAAGAGTCATCTCTTTAGAGATATATTGGAATGCGGATGGATCTCCTTCAATACCAGCGACTCTAGCATCAACTGCAAAGTCCTGAATGATATTATTGACTCTGTTAGAAGTCAGAATTGCACTAACTCTTTGTGTGTCAATTACAGGAGACAAACGTGTATCTACTGTTGACATCTGAACACTCATATTAAATGCCTTATTGCCTGGAAGTGCTGTCAACAGATTTGTTGAGTTTACATCCGAAGTAATAATTCTTGGAGAAGTGAGATAATTTGGTCTATTCAGGGCAATAGATTCAAATCCATTATCAAGGAATGGAAGTTCATTTCCACTCAGACTCTTTCCAGTAACCGTTCTAACCGTTGCTGTTACATTAGTTCCCTCTGGAGTAACAGTCTGAACAATTGGAGTCAGAATTTCATATGGCATATTTTGAGTTGCCTTTATGGTTTCGCCACCAGTTGATTTCTTTGTATTAGCAAAGAGCTTTGGATGTCCTGAAGCAGCAGTTCTATCTGTTCCATCAGATGACATATCAATTTTAATATTATAGTGATCATAATCAATAGAATCGGAAACTGTAGAATCTGAGAGTTCGTGTGACTTGTTAATTCTTCTCAGAGATACGCCATTAAGTTCATACTTATAAACTGGAGTTCCGACTGGATAATCTTTAGGATCAGTTCCTCTGGTGATAGTTCCTCCAAGGGAACTACCTGTTGCAGTCGTAAATCCAATAATTTCGTCTCCAATTTGGATGTATCCAGCGTTAGTGGTTCCAACACCAACATTTTCAAAGGCGAAGAACTGACTACCACTTTCAACAGTCAGAGCACCAGTAGAGTCTGCCGCATATGCAGCAGTCAATTTGGTTGGTTTGGTGTCTGGGGCAACTCCAGAAATAGTAACAGTGTTGCTATCATCATACATTCCGTGGTTCTTGTGATTGACCTTAATATGCAGGCCATCATTTTCAACAGTGACATCTGTTGGTCTGAGATAAGGACCAACACCCATTCCAGCATAATTCAGAGTAGTGGTAACTCCAGAATTGTTGATAAACTGAAGAGTATTACCAACACCAGTCAGGAAATCTCCCTGAACATTATCAAGAATCAATTCGCTGCTGCTTCCAATAGACGTTACCGAAAGTCTGACGCCAGAACCAAGATTATTTTGTCCAATGGTTGTGATACCCAGAACATCACCAATTTGATATCCAGAACCGCCATGAGCAGTAGATTTAACTGTTGCAAATCCAATAGTTCCGTCAGCGGTTACTTGAATGTCGGCACTTCCACCTCTACCATTTCCAGTTACTGTGGTTAAAGCAATTCCAGGATATGTAAATGGTCCAGTGTAACCAATGCCTGCATTGATAACATTCATCGTACCAACATTGGTTCCTGCAGTACCAACAAAGTTTGCAGTCGCATTAGAACCAATTTGAGTAATGGTGTTACCAAGTGTCAAATCTGGATCATTGAATGTTGAAGAAAGACCAACTCTAATCTTCTTAGAATTCATTCCAAGCGAGTTGGGAAGGAGCGTAGGAATCTGTCCATTTCCTTCCTTGAGTTGTGGATTATAGAATTCTACAGATCCACTCTCAACAAAGTCTGCTCTATACAGAGTAAACTTAAGATCTTCCCACTGACTTGGTTCCCAAGTAGATGCGTTCTGCGACTTAAACAAAGAACCAAGATATGGTTGGTTAGAGATGAAAGTATCGCTAATCAGATCATTCTCACCAACTCTTGAGATATAGACACTATATTTTGTAGAATTTGAAGCAATACAGATAGCGTAATCTGTTCCTCCGCCTTCAAGGAAGACTGGAGCCTTGAATTCAAATGTAGTAGGAACTGAACCGTCTCCAGAGAGATTAACCTGATCAGGATCCAGTGTTACTTCAGAGAAAGGAAGAATCTTCTGGGTGGGCAGACCATTATTCATGGTTCTAATCTGCAGGGTTACAGGAACATCTGCGTCATCTTTGGTTCTGAAGAAAACATCACACTTAGTCAGATAAACTCCAGTATTATCATCAACCAAGAAAGATTGTGCCAGAGGATCATACCAATAGTAAACTGTCTGCTGGACCCTAGTTGTTCCAATGGTACGACTACCAACTAACTGAGTGCCAGTTGTTCTCGCAACTGCTTGTTCTTCAAATTCAAGTTTGTTTTGAATTCTAGCATTTCTAACAGAAACAATATTCTCTTGAACAGTTTCAATCGTTCCGCTTGAAATGTAACCTTCTTCTGCAATAGTTGTTGCAGTTTCTTGATTATTTGTGCTGCTGTTTATAAACGTAAGAACTCTTGTTCCGGTTTCAAATCTTGGATTTGTATTTACATTTGGATCTGGGATAAAGAAACTACCTTGAAGTGCTGCTCCAATATCAGAAATTAATTTTACATCAGTAATTGTTGCTTGAGCACCACTAGTCTTACCAACCAGAGTCATGTTTCTCTCAACATAACCAAAGAAATCGCCTTGTACTTGATTTGCAAGAGAGAATGTGTCCACATTCAAAATTGTAGACGTTGAAGAATATGTTTCTCCCATTGGTTGGGAGTTATATGGACTTTGACGATACACTCTATCTGGAGAATCATATGGGCCTTCTTTATGATTTGCCTGAGCAACTCTGAAGGTAATTTTTGGAGAATTTACGTTTACAGGACCAGTACCCGCGTTGATCATAGTACCAACAACAGTTTCTCCAACCTCAAATGTCCCTGTTGTCATAGAAATTTCTAACAACTTAGGAACACAGAACTTAGTTACATTAGAATTATCAAAGAAAGCATACAGTCTCGTCAGAGGCTTGAGTTTCTTCGCTTCAAACTGAATGTTTCTAGATCTCATATAAGGAACAACATTTCTGCTTACGACTCTATCGCCAACAGAAGTTCTATCAAATTGTTCGGTAACAATGGTTCTAGAACCAGTTCTGGACATAACTCCAGTGTCTCTTACCTCACGGAAAGTATCTTCAATAATATCAGCATTAACATTTCTCTGGCGTGAACCCGTTAATGCTCTTCCACGAGGACCACGGTGAACTACTCTGGGAACTCTTTGAGTTCTGGTTCTTGTAGTCTCAATTACGTCTCTACCAGTCCAATTGGTTTCCCAAGCATTCCAGATAGTAGGAGCAAATCCAGTTTGAGGGTCAACACCTTGCTCATCAACTGCTCTTGCCATTACTTGCTCATAATCACCCTCAACGTCAATAATCTTCGCTTCAAGTCTTACTGTATCAACCCAAGTATCAGTTGCTGGAGTCAACTCAAGACTTCCCTGCCAGAAACTTACAAGGAAAGGAGTTACACTTTCGGTTCTAGTAGCAAAGGTTTGTTTTAACCACTCAACCTCAGCATAATCTAGAGTAATAACATCACTTGTCTTTCTAATATTGACACCCTCTGGTTGTGCGGTAGATAAATCAGAGGATGCATCTACATTTACAACTGGACCTTGAATAAGGTCAATGGCATTTGTATAGTGCTGAGGTCTCAGAATCTTGAATTCGGAATCCAGACTATTCTTAAATGGAACAGACTCTTCTTGGGTGTTCAAAGAAGTGAAGTTGTCTACAAAAAATCCAGACTTAAATCTATTGAGACCATCTCCATCAGGAATGAAGAAACTTGAAGTATTGGTTTCAAGCAGAGATAATGCTGTGTAATATTCAAGACTTCTGATTCTATCTTCCAGTCTCTTGATATCACGCATCTGATATCTCTTATGCTGGAGAAAGTCCAACTTAATCTGAGACATATCATAAAGATATGCTGGTAGAGTTGCGGTTGCAACTTCAATAGCATCATCAACAGCAAGTGGTCTTTCTAATTTTTCAGATGGAGTTCCATATTGCACTTGGAACTTACCACTCTGAGTTAAGAAAATTCTATCAATTCTTGGGAGATAATATGCAAATGATATATCAAATGAATTATCAGAAGAAAGGACACTAGAAGAATTTCCTGCTCCATTAAATGATCTTCCATAGAATTCAAATGGAGATCTAGCACCTTCAGTTACTGTATAATTGGAAGTCTTAGGTCTAATATCAATAATGTCAGTGTTTCTAAAACCATCAACAGTCCTAATATCTTTTGTGTAATCAAATTCAGAATATGAATTTGTTGTGACAATATCTCCAGAGTCTGCTGCTTCAAAATACCCATTAGTAAAGTAAACTTTCAGTTGTTTTGAAGCTGGATCAATACCATCTTTTCTATTGATAGAACCACCACCATAGAAAGATCCTCTCTGACCTGTGGAGAACTTATAGTTGCTTGAGACATTAAAACTTGGTTCAGTTACTACTGAAACCGTTCCATCAATATTTGTCTCTTCAAATCTTATAGTCTCTCCCTCAATCAATGCATTAGTATTTTTAGGAATATAAGAGATCTTAGTGCCAGTTAATTTTTCTGCAACTACGCCCACAGCGCCACTAGTGAGTCCTTCAAATCTTTCTCCAACTAAAAGGTCACTAGTTTCGCCTTGTGGACCAGAAAGAGATGCAATAATAACAGTTGGTGCTGATGCTTGACTTGTATCTGCGGACTCATAAATTGCCTGAATTTCAATAACATCACTAACATTCAAAGATATTCTCTTATCCTGAACCCTAGTACCATAAGCGTAGTTTCCGTAAGTAAGGCCATCATTCAGAGTTGTTGCTCCAACTCCAGATCCTACAAGATTGGATTTATCAATTATAACCGAGTTAACTCTGTTCTTTTTCTTTTTCTTCGCGACAGGTTTGAGTTTCTTAACCGTATAGATTAATTGAGCGCCAATATCATTTGTGCCCAGATTATAAATCTGAAGTTCTTTTGCGCCATTTGCAAATGCGAACTTGTCAGCAGTCAGAACCTCAGTTGAACCATCAGATCTAATCAGAGAATATCTCTCCTCGTCAAATGGCATGAATGTTTCATTAGTTCCTGCATTTACCACTGCAGACAACTCATTGTCAGTGATATTTACAGTTTCATATTTTCTAAGATTAATGAAAGAATCATTGAGGGTAACTGATTCAATATTTTCTTTTGGAAGTGTCGTATAAAGTGTGTCATCACTTGATTCTGAAAGTTTTGTTGCAAGAACTTTCATATCAGTAACTTCAATTCTTGTTCCAGTCTCTGGAAGTCTTCCCTGACAAATGCCAGTAACAGTAGTGACACCAGAAATTACAATGCTTGTATCGGCTACTGACTGAACTGTAGCAAAAACTGGATCCGTAAAACTCTGTGCAGTATCTGTACTGGTGTAACTAATCAAATCACCAACACTTACCAAACCTGGGAACTGTGGATTTGCCGAGATAACTGTACTATTGCCGTCAGAATTTACAGCAGTAATAGTGGCGATACCGATGGTTGCTTGAGTAGAAGGAATAACGTCTGCAGCAAAAGTTGTTCCTACGCCAACTTTACCATATACTGACTGAACATCACCGATGCCATATGCAGTAATCGCTGTAGCAACTCTACCATTGTCAATACCATCAAATTTAAATCCTTCAAATCTAGTGAACTCTCCAGAAGTTTCATAGAGTTCAATGACATTAGTATCAGAAATACTATTCTTCAGGAAACCAGTCGCTCCACTGTTTGTTCCTTCAACAAATACTGGTGTAGTTAATGTAGTATTTTCATTCAGAGTAATTTTAGTTATTGTCTGTACATCAAATAAGGAAATATCCCACTGATTAACATCGCCATTAGAAGTGCTATATGAACCAGACTCAAGTCTGAAGTCATAGACTCTTGCAACACCGATTTCAGCGCCAGCAGGTTCTGTTTGAGCAGCACCAACTGCACCATCAACCGAACCAACTCTTTCGTCTCTCAGACTAAGAACATATGTATTACCAGAACCAACCAGAGGAGCTCCATATACTCTATTCAGATTGATGGTCGAACCAGTATTGTAGAAAATTGATCGATTGTTAACTGTTTTGGTTGTTCTTGGTTTTGGTGCATCAAGAACTGTGGTTCCTACAGTCTCAATCTCATATCCCTTGACATATGCTTTTCCTGGGGAGATTTGATACAGTGCTAAATCGTCAGAAGGTACAGATCCACCTGGAGTAACTTGATCTGCTGCTAAAAGACCTCTATTTCCTTCTCCGTCATTAAGAGATTCTGTTGGAGTAACAACAAATGGTTTTACATAGTAATTTCCAGACTCATCATGAGTTCTTCTTGCAAGTTCATTATTAATGACTGAGTATTCGGAAGTTGTTCGAGTGGTTCTTAAAATACCATTTTCAACAACAGCGAGTTCTACAAAATTTTCGTCATTAAAGTCAGTGAGTGCTTTTTTGAACAGAAAAACATCGACTTTAAGTCTGTCTGCACCAGGTGCAGCATAGTTATTAAATCCTTGAGAATTATCAGTTAGAGTTTCATCTTGGTCTGGAGTGATAATTTCCTCATTAACATAGAGACCAATTCTATAAGAAGGGGAATTAGTGTATTGATCGAGAATCAGAGTTTCGTCTGCAACGTTTACAAACTGACCTCTGATAAAGTAAACACCATTAGAAATTGAGAATGCAGAACCAGTTGAGGTTGCCTCTTCAGCAATGGTGGACGCAAATGCCTCACCAGAAGCAATAATTTCATTACCCAAAAGACCACTAACAATATTTCCTTCAACAGTAAGGATTTCTCCATTAGCAAATACCTGAGTCTCATTATTCTGAGTACTAGAGCCCAAGTAGTTTAAATAAAGAGTTGGATTACCTCTTTCAGAGTCTAAAGATGAGATATAGCTTTGAACGACTGCAGTAACACCGGAAGTTCTTCCAGTGATTTTTAAACCGATTAACTGATCAAGATATGCGTCAATTGGAACACCTTGATGAGTTGTATTTAGTTCTACTGCATAATAATTTCTACTGTATGCAGTATTACCAGGAATTACTTTTGCGCCTTCCTTAAAAAAGTGCTGCCCAAATCTTTCAATCTGATTCTGAAGAATAGATTGAAGTGTTGTTAATTCTCTTGCCTGAACAGGATATCCAGGTTTGAACAATACTCTATGATAGTTGTCCGTTGGATCAAAATCATCATAATATGGAGCAACATTGAGATTGGTGATTTGCGACATAATTCCTTATTAGAATTGTAATATAACCTTGATGTCTTCTTTTTGATTAGTTGATCTTGTCACAGATGGTCTATTGTCAACATAGATTATGTTGCCTGAGTATTTTGCAACTTCAGGATTCGCAATACCATTAGTAAATGATTGACCAAGGTAGTAGGTCCTATTATTTATTACGGTTGATACACCTGTAAAAGTGCTGTCAATTGTCAATCCTTCAGAGACAGAACCACCATTAACTGTAAGAGAGCCATCTCCAGTTGGAGATGCAGTAAAGTCAACTTGGTCAAATCCATATTGTGGATTCGTAATTGCTGCCCCTACAGTACTAAATCCTGATTGAGTTCTATCTTGCCATACCTTCAGGACTCCAGTAGACTGATCATAACTTACGACTCTTGCAACAGCGGTTGAACCTGTCGCAACTGTTTGAGTAACAAAAGAGTCTGCGTCAAAAGTGGCACCACTGTATCCAGTTCCAGTTAATCTGAGAGCAAGAAGGGCGCTTGCCTTATCTGCGGATAATGGTGTATTAGTTCCAAAAGTATTTGGTTTCTCTACGATACCAACTCTTGCAATTTGATTTCCAATAATAAAATCTGGGTTTTGAATATCATTTTGGAATCTAGAGTACATGAGAACATTTTTTGCTCCAAGTTCTCTGTAGATATCCGCACCATGTCCTCCTTGTGGAGAAATGATAACATCAAAAGTTGGTCTTGTGGTTCCTGTTGGAACACCACCAGCAACTAAGTCAACATTTCCGTAAGTGTAACCAGATCCCTGATTAGAAACTACAACAGATGCGATTTGAGAGTCAGCATTCATTGTAATTGTACACTCAGCACCAGTTCCATTTCCTTTAATTGGAACATTAGTATAAACTGCATTTGCAGTACCCAGTGCGACACCCCTTCCAGTAACAATTACTGTTTTGATTGATCCGTCTACGGCATTATCGCGAACCGATGCATTTGTAGTTGAAGACGCCCAGTCCGAAGGAACAGGAATGTAATTAGTAGAGTCAAACTTTACAATATCTGCTGGTGCAATAGTATAAAGATATTTCCAAATATACCCATCACCACTTGCACCTGCAGCTCTTGGTTCTAAATCAACAAATGTTGGTTCATCAAGAGATGGTGCTCCGTTTGGAGTCTCAGGAGTCGTTCCATTCTGGAGACAAATATAAACCCTATAGTCGCTATTCATTACATAGAAGAACGACCCATAAAGAGTCGTGGAACCAGATACCTTAGCGGTATTTGAAGTGCTATAGTCATGGCGATACATGTCAAACGTATTACCAGACTTCCACTCAACTTTGGGAACTACTAATTTTACATCACTGCTTGTGATTTTTTTTAATCCAATCACAGTTTCCCATATTTCATTTTCACTATCAAAATTATCTACAGGTGCTGGTGGACTATTGTCCCAATCAGATTGAATATCGGTTGCATTTGGCAATCCAATAAAAGAATAATAAGAACTGCCAGACGTTGTAATGCCGTCAAGAAAATTTCTTGCGTTCAATATTCTGATTTGGTCAGTTATAATTGCGGCCATTTTGCTGGGTTTTTTACTTATTTATTAGGGGTTTTGGAACTAATTTTTATTTAGTATCACACGTTATAATCTGTAATTTTCAGAGGAACGAATCTTCTGACCAGAGCAGAAGTCGTAATTCCACTGACTCCATCTTGATTATAGAAATTGAACGCAGATGTAGAAGTTCTTGCAGTTGTTTCAATTCTGCCAAAACTGTAGTTTCCAAAGAAGGTGTTAACGCCAACTGCAGAGAAATCGTAACCGTTGTAGCTCAGGACACTGACCGTGACTTGATTAACTGTTGTCGATCCAACTCCAGGTAGAGTCTTTTGAGTAGTTGCTGCGCCAACAACCTCATAGACGTTATCAATACAGGTGGTTCCAACACCAACTGCAACTGCTCCACCAGGTTTGAGTGAAGTAACACCAAGACCAACGTTAGAGTTTCTAACCACAAAGAAGTCGCCAACAGCAAGGGTGCTGACAGTTACTGCGGTTCCTACAAGTTCAGTGTCTTTGAGTGCAGAGTTATTTGGAATGAACAGATCAAAGACCAGTCCAGTTGCAACTCCAACAGTGGTTGTAGTTACTCCAACGATATTTCCAAAGTCACCTCTATAAGAAATTCCTGCACTGAGTCTTTCTGCAAGAACTGCAGGAGTCTCAATAAGAACAACTGGTGGATTAGACTGTGAATATCCAGTCTTAGCAGCGCCAAGGGTAATAGAAGTTACTACTCCAGCAGTGATTGATGCTGTTGCAGTTTGTCTCTGCTCAGATCCAAGTCCAACTGGATTTCCAATAACGACTGTAGGTGCTGAGGAGTAACCAGAACCACCATCGGAGATTGTAATTGCAGTAATTGTTCCAGCAGAACCAACTGTAGCAGTAGCTGATGCTCCAACTCTTGCATCTTGAGAAACTATCAAAACATCTTTCTGGAAAGAAAGTGATGAACCTGATTCATGTTGTTGGTTGAATAGTGGTTGAACATTCTCAACGTAGATGGTAGTAGAACCAACACCAACAGTTTGAATTACATTGCTAGTTGGGAAAATATTTGCCTTATATCCAGGTCTATCTTTACCAACTCGCTCACCATTGATGATTTTATCTGTGGTTTGCTTACACCAGGTGACGGGTCTTTCAAGATTAATATTATATGCCAATCCTGGACCATAGTAAGCATTTGTTGTTACCTGGTCAGTAGAATCAACGCTATATACAAGTCTTGCATCTTCATCCAAGTCTTTTGACTGGCTTAGTGTAGGATCGTATTCAATATCAAGAGTATCTCCTTGCTTGACGGTCTCTAAAATATCAACAGATTTGACATCAACAGAACCATTTCCTCTGTAGAACAAGATATCTACAGTATCACCAGGTTTAGGTGGTTCTGGGAATACAATTGTGCTTCCTCCATTAAATATGTACCCTTCCCCTGGAACCTGGAGAATGTTATTGAAAAGAACAATGAGAACATCTTGAATAACAATATTTGATCCCTTAGATGCAATAATTGATGTAATATTTCCACCAATCTTGATTTGGAAATCTGTCTTCTGACTATCAAATTGATCATCAAAATTATCAATAGTTTGAAGTTGTCCAATAGACCATCCAGCAAATTTGTCAGAGTATATTTCTTCAACGTTGATTGTAAATCTTTCAAAGTCGCCAGCAAGTGTTGGATCCGTAGGAATACCAGTAGGTCCTCCAGTAGGAATAGTCAGATTTTGATTTCTTCCATATCCAAATCCAGTATTGCTGATTTCAAAATCAATAATATCAGAACCAAATCCAACGTTGATATTGATTCTTGCTTGAGATCCAACTCCAGTTGAAGCTTCTGCAAGACCATCAGTTTGATAAATGAGTGGAATATTGGTATAAGGCAATGGGTCTTCAATAATTACCTCTGGTAAATTAGTAGAGGTATATCCACTACCAACACTAGTGATATGCACAGTTTCTAAAAGGTGGCCAGCACTAATAGTTGCGACACCAATATGAGTGACTGTTTGAATACCAACAGCACTACTTGCAACTCCAACTCTTACAATACCGACAGATGGATTAAAGACTCTGACAAGAACATCAGTTCCAGCAGGAATTTCTGAAGAAGATGTGCTTCCAATACCAATGTTTACTGAAGTTGTCCCTACAGAAATAATATCTGTTGGTCTGCTAAAGAATGTTCCTACACCAATTGATGATGCGGCACCAGCGTTAAACTCCAGGAATTTGAATACACTATTCTGGTCGTTTATAGTAATTACAGTTGCTCCAACAGCAACGGTTGTTGCAACACTGGTAAGAACATCATAAGTTTCAACGGCTCTATATCCAGAACCTGTGCTACCAATCGTGATGGCAGAGATAGTTCCAGCAGCAGAAACTGTTGCTGTACCACCTGCAGAAACCAGTGGTTGATAACCAAATCCTTCGGAAGAACCAACTGAGATGATTACTCCACCGATAGGGAGATTGGAAGAATTTACATCATAAGTAATTGTCTGCCCATCATTGACAAAGACCGCAGAAGTAATACCTGCTTGTTCTGCAAGAGTAAAGTTCTGAGTTAGACCAGGAACCTGAATAATATCATTAATGAGAAGTATCGCATTATCATCTTCATATCCAGTGGTATTAGATTTTTCGGACTTCAATGTAAATGTATCTGTAGAACCATCAAATTGGTCAGAAATATCATCAAAGAGATAGTTTCTGCCATATGTTCTAACTGAAGAACCCGGAGTACCAGATCTCAAGAATACTCTTCCTTGGAAAGTGGAACTAGTTGAAATACCAGTCCAGTCTCTTTCCTCAGGTGAAGCAGTAGTAGTTGAAAGTGGAATATTGCCATATGGTGCTTCAACAAAGTTTAGAGTGTTGTTTGTAATATTATAATTACCTTGAACTTTGGTTACGAGAGCACCAGTGCCATATCCAGCCCTTCTTGTTCCAAGCCATCCTCTTCTAACTCTTACTTGGTTTGTAGAACCAACACCGACTGATTGAACTTTAACGATTTCTTCGCCAATCTGAAGAAGTTCTCCACCAGAAATAGATCCAATTCCAGAAAGGAACATACTTCCTTGACTTGCAAACAATTGATCACTCAAAGAAGTTGTTAATGCAGTTGCAACTACAGGAGACTGGATATAGTTGTCAATAGCAATCAAACACTTGGTGTTTTGGTTATTTGCGGTAAATGTATGAGAAGTTCCAATTCCAACCGATACAATATCAAAATAATCATTTGGAACTGCTGCCAAGGCTTTCTCTGCAGTATCAGTAAGTCTGATCTTATTAGAATCAATTTTAATAGCGAAGACAGTTCCTGGAAGTTTGTCAGTAGAAACACCAGAAATAGTTGTTGCTCCAATACCAATATTTTCAGTTGTTCCAGCACCTGGAGTACTGTAAGTTAGTTGTTCACCAGTAACAAAGAAGTGATTTGGTATTGTAATAGCATTCTGAACATCAAGACTGGTATTAGATCCAACTACATCTTCATCACTAGCATCAATATATCTTTCAAACACCTGATAACCACCATATAGGATGTTAAATGCTCTCTTAACATCAACATCAGTTCCTGCATATGTTCCAAATTGAGTATCAATATAAGAACTTGTAAGATCAATCTTAGTTGGAGTAGACCCATCATCATCATGCTTCATGTAATTGTAGTAGGTCTTGATTTCAGTATTAATATTTTCGTTAGGAGTAAACGTAATTCTTACAACGTCACCGACCACTGCTGCACCGAAAGTTCCAAGACCAGCTGCTGGAGCAGTATCGCTAACAATTGTGCCAAACTCCGAAATGAAGGTCTCGTTAAAATCTGGTTTATCAATTACCAACAACTCAGTCATCATATGATGATCATTGTCTGGATCAGACACTTGGACAATACAATACGCAGCGTTGTAAGTAGAATTATTGTATTCTGCAATTGCATTTTCAGTTGGCGATCCACTAGATGCAATTGATGTTGGTAAAGCACCAACCTCTGCGTGAACCAGTCCCTCTGAACCAATACCAGTTCCTGCACTTGAAAGTCCAACTATGATAGTATTGACAGAAGATGCAACTGATACATTTGGAGCAAAATCAACTTTGATATTGCTTCCATCAATGTATGCATTGTATGTTCCAAGTCCACTATATCCACCAGACCAAGCCTCTTGATTAATAGATGACAGTTCACCATATTCAACTACATCTACAGTTGTTCCATCACTAATCAGATTAAGTTCATCATATTCAAACTGATCATCAACAGTTTTGGTCAAAACAAGAACTTTTGCTGCAGTATATGTGTTGGCAATACTAACAATATTTGTTGTTGTTCCAGCAGATACATTCTGACTGCTAGAGGTAATCTTTACTGCACCACCAAGAGTTTGTGTGTCGGTGTTTGTTACTGCAGCACCGATATTATATGTTAAATTGAAGATATTATAAGGATTAATCTTAAACTTATTGGGGTAGAACTGAAGAACTCCATCAGTTCCATCAAGAGTATAGTCAAAAGAACCCAACTCAATTTCAGTTGATGTAATCGCATATTGGTTAATAAATCCAGAACCCTGTTTATCATGGAGAACCGTAACCATTTGAATTTGCGATTCAGCAGTTACATCTGGGTCTTGGATATAAGTTACAAACTTATGACCACATGCGTCTGCGATAGGCCAGCGAGCAACTTCACTAAACTTGGTTGGTCTAGGATTACTATTAAATTGACTTGCAACATTATCAACATTCAAAACTCTATTTCCTACAGATTCTTCATAATCAGTGAGGATTCTATTTGAAGCAATAATTTTGTCTGAGAAGGTGGATTTATTATTCTCTTTGACAAGATCAAAATTGTAAACACAATTCATGTCAACATTCTGTATGAAATCAATTGTATTATCAAAATGAGATGTTGTTGTTCCTAATCCAACAACCGCAGATTGAATTGGTGATGTCTCAATTACAAGATCGGAGAATTTCTTAAATCCTGAGGTATGATTGAGAGCGCCAACAGTTTCATCCCAAGTGTCAAGGGGAACTTTGGACTTGAGAGAATATGAGAACTTCTGATAGTAATCACCATCCTGAACAACCTGTCTAGTATCATTCAAGAAACCAGTAACATCTTCCCATCCAGATTCAACTCTTGATTGAGAGTCAATATCATATTCGGAATCTGAAGAGATGATTGAAGAAATGGTTCCTCTGGTTCCAGAGGACTGTCCCTCAACAATATGACCCTTGGTGAAGTCTCTGTTAGATCTAATTTTTAGATTTCCATTTCTACTATCCCAACTTTCAATAACTCCCGTAGCCTTTTCATCATCCAGAGAAATAATATCTTCATCTTCAATAAAATCTGTTGTTGTCAGAGAAACATCAAATACTGGGAAATGTTTCTTAGGAATAATTCTTCCCGCAGATCTTAAACTGTTAAATGTTCCAGGGGTTTCTCCCGTAGGAATATATCCATCAAGACTGAATGCTACTGTGCCAATTCCTCCAATATTTTCGTCAACAGAGGTAAGTACAAATAGTTTGTAGTTGTAGTTCTCGGTATTGTAACCTTTTCCTGTATCTACAATTTCAACTACACCTTGAGGATTGGTTGATGCGATGCCAACGCTGACATTTTCAACCATAACCTCATCCCCAATTGCAAATGGGAAGGCTCCAACAGTTGTAATACCCGATGCTAAAGTAACTGTAACGGTCTTCGTTCCAGAATCATATGACATTGAACCGATTCCCATGCCATTACTATTTTTAGTTGGCAAGAGTGTTGGTTGAACGTTGTTAACACCAAAAGTATTTTTAACAATTTGCAGTTGGTTTGTTCCAAATTCAAACCTAAGATCTGCTTCTGTTTTTTGTTCTCCAGTTTGGCCATCAAATAACAAGATCTTAGGTTCAATAGAACCATATCCATATCCAAAAGATGTTACCCCAACAGAATCAAGAATAGCTAAATTATCAATTTTGACTATTTCAGGAAGTTTAGCAGTTGGTTTTAAAGTCTTATCATATGGATAATCAAATCCAATACTTCTAAGTTTAGTCCTTTTAATTGCACCAATATCTGTGCTAGTTACTTCAAAGACCGCACCAGAACCCAGTCCACTAGTAACACCTCTTACAGAAGGTAACTTATAGTAATTAGATCCTTTATTGAACGTCTTTAATTGAACGATGGATCCAATACCAGTAGCAGAGTCTGTAGAATATTCAATAATTGCATCACTTGATGTATATGATGTTTTTTCTGGAACTTTTTGTAATAGATATCTGAATGATGTAGAAGATGCGATAGAAATGCTTTGCTTTCCAGAATATACACTGTCTAAAATCGAGATTTGATTATATCCAATTACTTCTGGGTCACAAACAACATTACTTTTCTCATTTGGAAGTAGATCGTTAGATACTGGAACTAACTTATAATATAAAGTCTTGGGAATATTGTTGTTTAAAGTAAGAGTTACTTTTCCATCTACACCAACTGTACCTGTGGTCAACACTTCAAAATCTTCATTATCTGATGTCTTATGGAATTCTGTATCAAAATTATTGTCAGTAAATAATACAAACTTGAAAGCTGGATATGATACAGAGTTTCTAGTATACGTTAAACTTGAATCGGAAAGATCAAATTCAATAGTAGACTCTTTATAGACCTTTATTTCTGGATTAATTGGTGAGAATGAAGAGTCAGTTGCGCTAGTAATATCAACAATCGTTGGAACAGAACTTATTGAATCAAAATAAGATTCTGATAACTTAATTGTATCCTTATCAACAATTACTGTATAATAGATTTTATTATTAACTAATCCACCCGCTGGGCTGGATGCAGTATAAATCAGAGATTGACCTAACTTATATCCATGGTCTCCAATAGTAATTTCATTTGAAGTTACGTTTATATCAGATGCATCAACATCTTTTTTATTAATGATGATTCTTTGATTATAATCATCATATGAAACAGCAAAAGATTGAGTTGTTGATGGTCTTACATCAACGTATACGGTATCTAATACTGTGAGACCATGAGTTGATGCTGTAGATACAGTAACGGTATTCTTGAATGCAGATACAGAGACTACATTAGGATAATTGGTTACAAAACTGTGGTTTGAACCTTGACCATATCCAGTGAAGAACAGAAGTCCTTGATGTGCGTTAGTTGAACCAATTCCAGCAAATGTGCCTGTAGAGTTGAGACCAACTCTAACTGTAGAAACACCAATCTGATCTTCGCCAATTTTGGCAACAAATAATTTCTGTTGGTCAGCAAGAGCAAAAGTTGATACACCAGCAGTAGAAACTCCAATAGCCTCATCTTGACTGTTGAGTTTGTAGATTAGCTCATCGCCAGTTTTAAGACCGTGGCTTGGCAGGTATAGCGTCTGTGTTGGCAGGAAGACGTTGGTTGCACCAGATCCAGGGTTGACGAAGGTAATAGTGGTTCCAATGCCAACTCCAGCACTCATACCAAGTGCTAAGGTATTCTGTGGTTCAAAATACAGTTCCTTATTGATTACAAAGTCAAACGTTGTATTGAATCCGACATTTGCAGTAAACCTTCTTGGTTCTTCATAGAAGATTGTTGTAGCAGTGTGTGCTGCACCAGAAGTTCCAAGAACTTCTCTCAAAACTCTAATTCTAGATGATACTTTGTCAACATTCAGAACTTTGACCTTTTCATCACCAATCTTGAAGATATCATTTTCTATGATATTGTCAATTCCAAAACCATAGATGTCAAAGTAAGTTGTTATTCCTGTAGCTCCAGTAGTCCCAACCCCAGCTCTCAAAACTAAAGTTGAAGTAGTAACACCAACTTTATATTGTCCATGAAGTTTGACCGCAGTGGTGCTCAGACCAGCAATAGAGACCAACTCTTGGTTTAACAGTTCATGAGGCGAATCAGTAAAGAAAGTATACTCTCCAGTTTTTCCTGATGGAATAACTTCAATTGATGATATTGATGTAGTCGCACAACTTATAGAGGATACCTGTTTTCCACCAATTCTTGACACTCTAATATCTGCATTGAATCCTTGAGTGTCAGTATCATCAATAATCAGAGAATCATCAATCTTATAGTTAGTTCCTCCAGTTAAAATGCCAATATTACCAACTGTACCTGGTGAAGCATATGTGACTTTTGATAATTGTGTATTTGTTAACTTAAACGGCCTTTCAACATAAGAATATGATGAATCATCCTCCTCAAGATTATAGAAACTAGTATTTCTTACCCAACCATTTCCTTGAACATCATATTCATCATGATTGGATGATTTCAAATAACTTAAATTTGATGGTTTAGAATATAATGATTTTCCAATCAAATATGGGAATTGTGGAACTTTATAGTTTTTGAATGCACCTTGAGATTCTGCAGTTTCTGACAACGTTGAGAAATATGCATAAGTTCCTTTTGGAAATTCTGGGGTGATGCAGAATCTTCCATTATTTTCATCTAGAACATCATCACTAGAACTTTCAATATGCTCAAAATCTTCTACAAAGAATCCTTCTGCAAATATAGAAGTCGGTGGTCTATTTGATTTCAATGATAGTTTGTAACCAGATCTCATCTGAGTTACTACACCACCATTCTTTTTCAAATATCCAAATGGTCCGTAAATTGGATTTCCATCATAAGCCCACCCAATAATTGGAGAGTGATTTTTTGAAGTTAATTTTTCTACACCATTATCAAGAACAAGGTCTGGAGAATTATACGTTACTGTCCCATCTTGCCTATTTTGATATAACTCTTGTCTTAAAAGTCTTGGTGCATATAAATGAACTGCTTGCAGTCCAAAATCCAGATTCAAACCATTATCAATGAAAACATCATCAGAAGTAACTTTTGATATATTTTTTTGGTATTCATTTATCGTCCATCTCTGAAGAGTTGATCTAAATTTAGCACCAGTTCCAGGATATACAATTTCAATAGTGGTATCCTCGGCAAGATATCCAAAACCTCCACCAATAACCGTTACTGAAGTTATCTGCCCTCCAGAAATGGCAGGAGTTAATACGCAACCTTGGCCACTGTCTGAGATAACATTTAATTCTGGAGTGGCATTAATATTTTTTCCACCGTTGTTTACAATTACTTGAATAACTTTTCCATTAGCAACTATGGGAGTCAATTGAACATCAGAACCAACCTGCAAAGAAATTTCAGGGTCTCTGACAAGATTAATGACTTCGGAAGAACCATAACCAACTCCTTTGGTTTGGAGATTTATTGAATCAATTCTTCCTCTTACTACTGGAGATACTCTGGCTTCAAACGTCTCCGCTCCAATAGAAGAAATTCCAATTTCACCAACCACAGAAACAACGATTTCTGGATAATTAAAATGGTGCTTTCCTTGATTTTCTGAAAGGAATCCATCAATCTGTGTTTGTGGAGAAGTCAGATTTACATATTGATTTGTTCTGTAATACAGTTCCTCATCAGAAGTTGGGCCTACTGACGATAATTTGATGTGATTTTCGTCAACAGTGGTTACATAATACTCTGTTCCATCAACTAATCCACCAATGGCACTTGAATCTGGTAGATATTTGATTTTTTCTCCAGATGAATATCCATGAGATGGAATTTGAATCTCATTAAGTGAAGTTGATACACCTACGGCAGTTGTTTTTCTATTTTGATAACCAGTTCCTGGTGCTGCAACTTCTATTGAAGAAACAATTTTCTTAAGGTCTGTGGCTTGCAAGGTATGTCTGCCAGATCCATAATCAGTAAATGTTACTGTATTAACACCAGCAATAGAATCCTCCATTGTTTTATGGAGTTTTACATTCGTATTAGTTTGAACAGAGACGTAATAGAATGCACCTGTGGTCAATCCAACGATTCCACTCTGGTCGTTTGACTTGTAAATAACTCTCTCATGATCTCTAAACTTGTGGTAAGTGGAAAACCCAATAGCCGAGGTTGAACCAATTGTAACTAGTCCATCAACTTCAGCAGAATTAAAATCTACATTATGTTCAACCAAAGAAGTATTAACTATAGCAGTCGCACCTTGACCATTTCCTCCTGTAATTGTGACAACAGGATCTTTAACATAATCAAATCCAGTATCGAGTAAATCAATTCTATTAAAAGAACCAACTACCGCAACATTTGCAGTAGCTCCAACTCCAGTAGTATCTGATATTACGACATTTGGTGGGGTGATTACGTCATATCCACTTCCAGAATTATCTACAACTACAGATTCTATTCTACCGTAATTGATTCCATCAAGAGATTTATAGTTTAAAATCTCCACTCCATTCACCAAGATACCATTTTTGGTTCCAGGATCTGTTTCAGTTTGATTTAAGTTGTTATTTTGTCCAGGTATTTCCCTGAAAAGTTTTTGGTTTTCTAATGTTTTATCTTTATATGAATAAAGTTCAATAGTATTATCAGTTACACTGATGGGTTCTGTTGTAATATAAGTTTCATTGAAAAGTTGAGATCTACTTTTAGCTAATTTTATAGTTGTAGTATCAGTAAGTCTCCTTACAAAATAAATTCCTTCTTCAGCAATACCTGTTTGGGTCGTTGTTGTGGTAATCGTATTGCCATCAATATCTGTTGATGTTGATGTAGTTTTTTGTGGCGAATAATAGATTACATCGCCTGTATATAATCCATGGTCGCCTGTTGATAAAATTTTGAAAGTGTCTGTGGCAGCACTTCCAGTTGGTGGAAAAGTTCCACTAAAAGTAATCTTAGTATTAGCAGATTCTAGATTCGTATTCCCAAAATATGGTAATGAAGAAGACGCGACTAATGTGCTAGTTCCCTTTTTGTAAATATTTTGAACATTTGTAGCAACTGCGGAAATATCATAATTTGTTGCTCTTCCCTTTAAAATATTTTTTCTTACTTTAATAGAATCTACGGAAACATTATCTAAATTTCCCTGATCGCCTATTGTTATTTGAGTAGCACTATTTACAGAATATACTTTAGATGACGCCTTAAAATTATTTCCTGTTACAGTTAAAGTATCGCCAATTCTAAAAATGTGGTTATTGTCAAGAGTTAATTTATATCTGAAATTTTGTACATTAATTTTCTCAAGTTTTTCTACCTTATAAGTGGTGGCAGAATTTAAAATCCAGTTATTTGAAACAGCGTCATTAGCCGCCAATCCAAGAGTCTTTACTCGGATGGTATCGCCCTTCTCGTAGTATCGATTATTCAACTGCTTCGACATATCTGCCTTGAGACTTTTTTACTTATTTAGTAACCATATCCACCGCCTCCACCGCCGCCACCACCAGTAGGCGTTGAAGGTGTGGATCCTCCGCCTCCACCAGAAGAGGCGCTTGAAGACGTACTAGACACCACATTTGTTGATGCAGAAATACTTGACGAAGTTGAATAATCTGAAATAGCTACCGCTGCAGTATCTATTCCATAATCAAGCAGACTTGCTTCCTTGGTATCGTAGATATAATCGTGAGGAGTTGAGACATGCTTAGCACCAACCATCTTTCTACCTTTGTGAATATGGTATGGACCATAATATGGTTTGCCTTTAACCCAACCAACTTGTTCACCAACGTGATAATCAGTTAAAACATTTACGATTCTCATAGAAACCACAGTTTCATCCTGAAGAGTAACCGTAGCAAAAGTATTGATACCAACAGTTGAATTATCTGAAATGGTATTACTTATATCAGTGATACCATAAAACTGAGTTAATGATTTTGAAGTATATGATACAATTCCAGTTGTTCTATCATCATAAGTGACTATTAATTCACCAGATTTTGGAAATCCAACTGTTGAATCAACATCAAATGTTTTTGATGATATTGTATAATCTCCTATCAACTTTGTTTTTGGATGAGCAACAAACTCACCATATTCTGCGCCGTCAAATTGAAGATCTCTAGAATAATTTGCATCAAAACTTAAACGATAATAATCTGTAGATGCTCCACCAACAATAACTCTCTCTACATCCGTAATTGGAGCATATGCTTTATTAATTAAATCACCAAATTCATTTTGATACATTGTATAACCTTCAATGTCCATGACATTGCCAGATATTGGCTCAACAATCATATCCTTTGTAATTTTATACAAAGATTGTGATGGAGTGAATAGATTCTCTGAAGGTTTTAAAACCTCAACGTCCTCTCCATATAATGCCTTAAAAAGAATCTTAAATGATTGGTCAGTGCCTTTTGATGTATAAAAATCTTTTGCCTGTTTTACAAAAAGATTTTTATTGATTTTGTCGGATAATGTTTTATCTTCAAGTCCAGGTAAAAACTGATGTTTTACCTTTTTAAAAAATCTTGACAGAAAATCTACACTTAAATTTTCTACCGTTGCTTCTGCTTTATGTGATGCTGATTCGGAATCTGAAAAAACAAAAGTTTCATTCTTAGGATCTTTGGCATGAGCCTGAAATCCACGAATACATCCAATAAAACTAAAATCGTTTTTTTCAGTATATGTAATTATCTCATTATCAATTTTAATTAGACCATATTCGTCAGGATAACCATTTGTGTTATTAACAAGTATTGTAGTATCAGTTGCAGTAATATCTGATCGCAGAAAAGTTGATTTTATTACATTCGCATTATTATTTAATTTGATATAACGATCAATGTTCTGAAGTAAATCAAGAGGAGCTCCCTGAAATTCTTGAGCAAGGTAATACTGCGATAAAAACTCTCCCAACAAAGGGAATTCATCCCGAACGTAGTCGGGAAGTTGATTTTTTACAATATACTTAAATGGAACTCTAGTTTGTGTCATTTTATGGTTTTACCAGTAAACCTCTGTTATAATTGTAGCTTGAAGAGACTGTATAAGTTGATGCAGATGGATCAATTCCAGAAGCGATGCTATCAGTGATAACTTCAAAGACGCTGCTATTTACATCAAGTTGCAAATACAAATCTTGTAGTCCGATTACATCATTTGATTGTGGTGTAGCAACCACTTGAATCACAGACTGACCATCAATCACTTTTTGAGTTGATTGAATGTTGATTGGATTTAATGTGATAATTCCCTTAATGTAGTCAATTCTACCAACGTTTCTTCTAACGATTGTTGGGTTTCTTGATGCTGGATTATCAAGAGTGAATAAGAACAATGAACCGTTCTGTCTATTGGTATTTGGAATGTCTCCGATGTAAACATTCTGAGTAACACCAGCAACTCTGAATCCACTTGATCGGATATTGTACCCACTCATCCTTGCAATATGGAATTGATTACCAAACCCTATCTGATACTCTGCGAGTGTGTTGAGGGCAGCCCTAACGTCTCTCCGCATTGCTACAGAGGTAATGTTGGAAGTAATCGCTTCGTGACTATCATCAATAATTTTTAAAAATTTACTATATTTAAATCTAGCACCATACTTATTCAGTTCACTTGAGTCGGCATATGACTCAACGTTGCTTTGAACAATTGTAGCGACTTCTGATGATGATGGAGCTTGATTTGTATTGTAATAGATGTTAGATGTAACCTCAAGATACAAATATTTCAAATCAAGGATTTCAGGAACGATTCCAGCAACAGCATATTTTTTCAAATCTCTCTTAATATTCTCTTTGATGAGATTTGGGAGAAATTCACCAGTTCTTGGCTTGATACTAATGAATACTTTTCCATATTGAGGAGGAATCAACTCTTCTCCACCAAAAACAGAAATAGATTCAGTTTCTGGATAGATTTTTGCTGGAATTAGTGTTTCATAGTCATTTGCTGTCAGTGCTCTGTTTTGAGAAGCATAGATTCTAGGTGCAAACTTCTTAATTGAGTCAACTTTTTCAATAACATCACCACCATCAGAAGCAATATCAGTAGTGAGGAGAGAAACGCCTTGAGAAATAGTATAAGTAACACCATTTCTCACATAAGTCATTCTTCCGTTGAATGCAAAGTTATCAACTCCGTTTGATGACCCACCACTAGTGGTCAAATAGTTGATTTCTACCTGATTTCCTTCACTTAGTGCTTTTCCAAAGATTCCATCACCAAAAATCAGTTCATATCTCTCATCTTCTACTTCCTGTAAAAAGTAAACTCTTGAATCTCCGTCAATATCAAATAAATTGTCCTGTAATGTGTAAGTTTGCTTAGCAGTAGAGCTATTTGTACCTACTCTTACACGAATTGTGTTGGAATCTGCTCCAACATTGTTGAGTAAGAACCTTTGATTGGGATTTCTTGATGAATATGTGTAAGTTTCAGTTAAATATGTCCCTTCATAGATGGTTAAGAGGTCAAATGATGCAATTCCATTGACAACTGGGACTGTTACATCATCAAGTAATGAGAAAACATACGATTCTCCACCAAAAGCACCGTTTGAAGTCGCAACTGGACCTTTATTCAACGTAATTGATGTTGGTGCAGGTGTAATTCCGTCAGTATCAACGAAAAAACTAACTACTGCTGCAGAAGCTGTTCTTGATCTAGGGGTATATCCAATATTTCTTGCAAGTGCTACTACATTTTCTCTTAATGTAGCACTATCAATGAAGCATTCGTTCGATGCCATGTTGGCATTGTACGATGCAATGTAAGTATTATATGCTAAAACGTCCAGAACCGTTGACAGATTAGATCCTTCAAAGTCATAATCCGTAAAATTGGAATTATTTCTAAGATATTCTCTAAGAGTGGATTTTATCTGGTTGAAATCCAGATTTGCGAAATTTACTAGTGCCATTTATCGAGTTGACTGTAATACAAACTCTAATTCTTGTGTAGGAACATCAATTCCTACGATTCTATAGATAACTGTTGCATCATATGAGTTATTATCAAAGTCTGGCTTGACCAGAACGTTCTCTAATACGACTCTTGGTTCATAATTACGAATAGAATTTTCAATTTCATCCTTAATTGCAACTGCAGTTATAATATCAAGGTTTTCAAAAAGCAGTTGAGAGATACCAGAACCAAAACTGGGGTTAAAAAACTTTTCTCCAGGGGCAGTCATGACAATATTACGAATGGATCTTGCGATTGCAGATGCATTCTTAAGACCAATCATATCATTTGTCAAAGGGTGACTCTGAAATGATCCACTTATGTCTCTAAAGCCTTGACTTACCCTTTCTAAAGGCATTATCTATGTTTGTATAGTATGTTCTTTCTTATTTATAGGGGTATCACTCACTAATGATACCTCTTTCCCATACTCCTGGTGAGGCACCTCCAGTATCAATTCGCTCCCAGAGTTCTTGCTCGTCCTTTTTATCCTTCTTTTTGGGTGTCAGATCGTCTTCTGCAATCTCACGAAGCATCTTTTGATGCTGATCATTAGCTAAATTGTCTAGAAAGTCATTCATCTTCGTTCTCCTTAGGTTGATTTTCGCGTTCTTTAGCAGTTTTCCAAAAATATTCGTCTTCACGACCCATTCCAAGTCGATCAAAACCATTCTCAACACTGTAATATTGCGTTGATACCTTAAAATCAGGCATTTTTGGTTCAACAGGTGTCAAACTATTGTCAAAAATACGCATTCTATTGTTTGGATAGAGTGCATACTGTCCATTATCAAGCTCAATTAGGTTATGAGACTTGTGTTCGGCAGGATTTTCACTTGTTGCATAGTCAATTGTATCAGGATCCTGATGATAATTATCTATTGTACAGATATAAGTACCTTTTTGAATCCCATGGTCCCTAGTATATAACTCATAATCCATTGAACCAATGAATTGTTTAGTTACAGAGACCACACCATAGTCCATACAATTCCAGAATTGTAGGTTAGGTAGGTTCATATCAGGTGAAGGCGTCTCAGGCTCGCTTACAAAGGCACTGATAGGCAGTTTATCATACATTGCAGCATACTCTGGTAAGTATGTCTCAAAATAAAAAGTACGTCCAGGTATCGACTTACACGACACCCAAACGCCCTTTACAAATTCACCATGACCAGATTGGTGGTCAGTCAGATATTCTTTTCTTACCCATACTTCAATAGAGGGTAAGTTACAAATTAATGTAGCCATAAAGTAACAAAGTCGTTACAACTATTTACTCATCAAATTAAATGAGATTGAAATACGATCTTCATCACTTGAACTTGGAGTTACCGAATGTTCAAGCCAAGAAGGAAAGATATAAAGATCATTCTCTTTTGGTTCAAATCCCCATACTTCTGAATTGTATGGTGTAAATTCTTTGACATTCCAATCTCTTGTAATAAATCTATCACATGGATGAATGAATTTAATCAAACCAGAGTTTGGTGGCACTTTCACATAATATGCTCCAGACAATTGACAGTTAGGATGATCATGTTTTTGATTGTAATGACCTTTACGATTGATATTAATCCAAAAGTTATCTATTTTAACTGGACGAATACCAATTAAATCTGCAAAAGCATTACCTGCCTCTTCAATCTTTAAGAATAGATCATTAAAAAATAAATCAGGAAGAAAGTAATCTCCTGATTGATAACCACCCATATTAGAAAGTTCTCTACCAGGATTATTATTTTGTCTCTGATAGCATTCTTCACGAATACTATTCACATCAAAAAGCATCTCCTCAATATGAAGAGGAGATGCAAATAAATTAGCGACCTTGGCCACGATAGACTTTCTTCTTACCATTACGTGATGTAGCAGCATACTTGGTGTGCTTACCTTGACCCTGACGAGTCTTTTTCGGTGTGGCTTCAATCATCTTGTCGCCAGTCAAACCAACTTTAGCGCGTGCCATAATTAATTGTTCTCCCTAAGTTCAATTTTGTTTGGATTAATAGTTCCTTCACCTGAGAAAAATTCTTCGGAGAAGTCTTGTAGGACCTCTGTTGCATCTTCAAACGAGAGGTCGCTACGAATCAATTTATTATCATAATATAAGTTGAAACGAGTCACGTTCAGATTACGCGAGTTTTTTCGTGCCCAACGCGGATCCGGGGATCACACCAAATATCATAACCAGCTTCAATAGCATCAAGACAGAATGAGACATCCTCACCACACATGTCCTGAACGCTTCCAGATTCAAAGACTTGCATCTTAGGAGCAAACCAAGGATACTTCATCTTCTCATCTTCAAACACACCCTTCTTGATCATCACCCATCCGAAACCAGTGTAGTCAACAGTAAATGGCTTCTTACGCTTCTGGATAGATTCGACTGTTTCGTGATTCATCACTCCACCATTCTTACGGAAATCATCCTCTTCTAACCAGTGTGCGACAGAAGTTGTGTGTCCATCTTCAGTGGCATACCACCCAGCAGTGATTTCACGTTCTGTGCCATCTTCTGAGAGTGCAAGATCACATAACTGCCAGAACTTGTTAGTGTCAAATACAATGTCACTATCAATCCACAGTTGATAATCATACTGCAATTTACCATCCCAAGGAATCTGATCAGGTCCACGCAATACATTCGCACCAAGAACCTTACAACGTGCAAAGTTTACCATTGATGAATAATCTTGACTGATCTGAATGGCCATACCATTCTGTACCATATCAAAACAAAGTTGAACAAAGTTCTTCAGAAAGATATATGATACTCCTCGTCCAGGTAGACAAAATACAATTGTCTTACCTTTCATTCGTTCTTTAATAGCAGCAATATCCCACTCCTCCTTTTTTACTTTCTTTGTACTCGGAGTGTTTGCTTTAACTGTAAATCCTTTTGCCATAAGTTTAAGTAACTCAATCCAATTCTAACAGTGTTTATGTAGGGTGTCAATACGAATCATCACCAGCAGGTTCTGTCGTGTTATCCGCACAGTATCCTCCCCAGTGTCTAGTACACTCCTCATAAGAAAGATCAGTGGGCGAAAAATCAGTATGTAATAATCCTACCATTGCACTCAGTTCTGTCCACTTCTCAGTGAATTCTTCTTCACTTAAATTATTGTATATACACTCATCCTTTGTGTATATGTGATAAACCTTTGTGGGTTTCATTTTACCTCCGGGAATTTTTTTCTAGTTATTCAATTTGTAAGGGCATTATATACCAGAACAATAAAAAATCCAAGGGGTATTAACACCACCTTGGACATTGTTTTTGGATACCTAATTAACCACCCTGCTAATACAACTTTCCAGAAATTCCAATACGGGCGTTTTTTCATATCCGGGATTTTTTTATGAGAGTGAAATAGCTAGGTCGATTTGTCACCTCTGTAGGTTAGGGTAGTGATGCCTTTTTATCACGCCCGCCGCGCCGCATCAATCAACGGCACAAAAACACTGCCCTATCTGACACGAATACTATAGCACATATCGGGGAGACTGTCAAGAACTGCCTCCCCACTATGTAACAATCAGAAGGTCACAGATTCACCAGTGATATAACTCACTGCATCACCCTGATTATCACTTTGCGTGTCACTCTGAATAACATCAAGGACTGCCAAGATATCATTGCCAGTGTTAGCAACTGACAGGAGACCAAGTGCAACTTCGCGGTTCATAATAAAAAAGAAAAGTGTTGACGTAATGTGAAGCTTTATGCTAGACTATCAGTAATCCGT